CTCCTGCCCGCCGAGGCGCCGCCGCAGGCCTCGCACCAGGGCTTGCGCGAAGACGGTGGCCAGCTGCTCGTGCATGCCGATTTCCTCGCGCACGATGCCGATGATGTCGTGCTCGAGCTGCACGGCAGCGTCTTCGGCCTGGCCGGGGGACATGACAAAGGGTAGTTCGATCACAGGCGTGAACTCCAGTCTTCAGATGCAAAGGATGTCGGCGCGGGTGCGGCGGCGCGCCGCGGCGCCGGCGCCGGCGTGGGTGTCGGATGCGTGGCGGCGGTGGGCCCGGCACCAGGCTGATCGGCGGTGCCGGCGCGCGCATGGAGGCGCTCGGCGGCGCGCTGCCAGTCGGCGCCCGTCCATCGGTGCAGCCGCAGCTCCTGGTGATGCGTGGCGGCATAGGCGTAGCCCCAGGTGTCCAGCGGCTCGTTGCGCGCGCCGCGGCGCTTCACGAAGGCGTTCTTTCGGGGGTCGTAGGTCTCGCTCACCAGACCGGCGAAGTAGCTCGGGTCGAGCTCGTCGCTGAAGTGCGTGAGCCGCTGCTCGACCTCGCGTTCGGCATCGGTGGACAGGCGGCCGAACAACCAGTGCTTGATGTTCACCGTGCCGACCTGGTAGGTCATCACGCCCCGCTTGTCGAGGCGGCCGCGCCAGTCGACATCGGACAGCTTCCCCTTGCCCATCACCGGCGCGTTGTTGTGCTTCGCGCCGTAGATCGCCATCGGCCGGCGCACGAGGCGGCGGCGCGCATAGTCCTTCACCGCTTCGGTGCGGTGGCCCATCATGTCGATGGCGACCGCCTCCACGCGGAGCGTTGCGCCGCAGTCGTGCGCGATCGGCTTGTTGAGCAGCTCGGTCAGCGTGACCCACACGGCATCGTCTGCAGGATCGCCCATCAGCTCCGTGTAGTCGATGACCCAGAACGCCATGCCACGCCCCCAGCCGACGATCTGCACCGCGAGGCGGTTGTCCTGCGTGTCGACGCCGGCGGTGATGACGAGCACGCCCGCCGGCGCATGGCGCAGCAGGTAGGGCTCGGCGCGCTCCGCGATCGCGTTCTGCTTCACCGACCGCATCGCCGGGTCCTCCCAGGCTTCGGCGCGGCGATCGTTGACGAAGGTCTTGATGGCGGCGATGTCGCCCTGGGCGTCCACCCACACCTGCGCCATCTCCGCCCACCGCGGACCGAGCGCGAAGCGGTAGTAGAGGAAGTTCGCCCGATAGCCGCGGATGCTGCGCTCCGGGAAGCGTGGCACCCACTCGCCGCGGTCGACCATGCGGTCCTTGTGGTGCTCGTCGATCTCCGCGCCACACTCCGGGCAGACGCACCACGCGCGCGTGACGCGCCCGTCCGCGCCCGTCGCCCAATGGAAACCCTCCCAGGTCAGCGGATGCATGTGGCCGCAGTGAGGACACGGCACGTGGTAGAGCCGCTGGTCGGACTTCTCGTATTTCGCTTCGAGGCGCGACAGCCCCTTGACCTCGGGCGTCCCCACCGAGGCGCGCTTCGAGGTGGCGGGGAACGCGCTGTTGCGGCCGTCGAGCAGCGCGTCGGGATCGTCGCCGGTCGGCAGGCTGGATGCGACGCTGTCGTACTCGTCAACCAGCACGAGCCGCGCGCTCGTGGACTTCAGCCGCTTCGCGTTGCCGGTGTGCTCCATGTAGAGCTGCCCACCGGCGAAGTCCTTGAAACCGCGCGTGTTGCTGGAGTTGCGCGAGGCCGTCGAGGTCAAGGCCTCCGCGCATGCCGGTGTTTCCTCGAGCAGCGGGTTGAGCTTCTGGTTGATGAACTTGTTCATCGAGACCTCGCCCGGCAGCACCACCATGATCGGGCCAGGGTCCTCGCACATCGTGTAGCCGATGATGTTGGTCTCGATCTCGCTCTTTCCGAACTGGATGGGCAGCACGGCGACCATCTCGCGCACCGAGCTCATCGCGCTCATGCAATCCATCGGCTCGCGCAGCATCGGGCTGCGCGCGGTCACCCATCGGCCCGGCAATGCGCTCGCCTTGCTGCTCAGGATGCGCTGCTCGTCCGCCCACTGCGACACGGTCTTCGGCCGCCGCGGCTCGATGGCGCGCGATGCGGTGAGGTACAGGCTTGCCGCTTCCACGCCCTACCTTCCCAGCTTCGAGAGGCTGTTGGACGCCGTCTCCAGCGCATGCCGGATCTCGGCGCTCAGCAGCGAGTGCACGGCTGCCTCGTCCACTTCGGCGGCCAGGGCCGGCGCGAGCCGATGCGCGATGCCTTCGATGGAGGTCCGCAGCACGGTCATCACCTCGTGGAGCACCGCGCGGACCTCGCTCGCCTCGAGCAGCTCCTTCACCCGCGCGCGATACGACGCCTCGGCCTCCAGCGCCGCGAAGTGCTCACGCTTCGCCTTCGCGACCTGGAAGTCGAAACCGCCCGGCCCCGGCCCGTCGGCGCTCGTTCCTTCGGTTTCCGCACCGTCCTCGGCCGCATCGGGTGGCGTGGGCGGCGCGGCCGCGGGTGCGGCGGGACGCTGCTGCCTGGCTGCCGCATGGCGCTGGGCCACACCTTGCTTGCTCGGGTCCTCGGTGGCGCGCACGCGCGCGACGCTCTCGGCGACCAGCACGCGCTTGCCGTCCTCGGCCATCACCAGCCGCCCTTCCTTCTGCAGCTGGTAGCCGTAGGTCCGGCCGTAGCCGAGGTGCACCGAGAACTCGGGGATGGTCATCAGGTTGGAATCGGCCATGGTCACTCCCCGGCCACCAAGCGGATGCGATAACGCAGCCGGCGCTGGAGGTACTCGTCGACGTTCGACCTGTTGGCAATGGCCTGCATGCTCAGCCGCGAGCGATAGACACCCGTGCGAACGAACATCAGCACCGGCCGCAGGTCAACGCCGTGCGTACCCTGGGCCGCCCAAATGCCGGGCGCCAGGTGGGCAGTCGGCCCGCTGCGCAGACGGCCATAGGCCACGAAGTAGCGTCGTCCGGCTTGGCGCTTCGTGCCGCGGTGGATGCTCTCGCGGCGTCGCGCCGTCAGGTTGGCACGGTAGCCCTGCTCGCCGAAGGCCCGGAAGTAGGCGATGAGCTGCACCAGGAACGAGCCGCGCAGGTTGCCGCGGCTGTCGTCGCTGCCCGGGAAAGGGATGCGGGGAATGGCGGTCTGGTAGCCGGACGGCAGGATGCCGGCGCGACGCAGCGCCACCTCGCTGCGCTTGTCGCGCCGCGTGCCCCCGAACTCCTGCGCTTGCAGGATCTGCTGCGGGTCAATGCCCTTGCCGCCGTAGTAGGTCGGCTCGATCGCCACGCTCAGGCGCTCGGCCGTGGCCTGGCGCACGTACACGCTGTTTGCGACGTAGGGCGTGGGCCGGTCGAAGACGCTGCGGATTTCGTTGCGCATGACGCGCCGGACCTGGAAGCCCGCGTCGTTGAGCGCGGCCGCATAGGCGGTGCGCGCCTGCTTGCCGCTGAGCTTGGCGAGCGTTTCCCGCACCGCGCCGAGGCCGTCGAGCTTGAGGTCAAGTCGCATCGGAACCTCCGGCCACCGTGGCGTTTTCCCGGCCGATGGCGGCCAACCCCTTGGCGACCCATTCCGGCGCGCCCGTGAGCGTGACCTGCATGCCACGCAGGCCCGGGAACAGGTCCTGAGCCTGCAGGGCCAGCACCAGGGCCTTGAGCTCGGGCCAGCCGCTGACCAGCGCGCGGAACTCGACCGAGTTCGCCTCCGTGCAGCGGATGGCGCGTGTCTTGACTTCACCATCCATCTCATCCTTCTTTGTGCGGTGTGTGGGGTGGGATGTGCGGCATGCGGACGCACGTAAGTGCCTGTCGGCATTGGCGTGTGCGGCGTGTGCGGCATGTGCGGGGTGCTGGCGGGTGCGTGCATGCGCACGCCTGCGCACCTGCACGCATGCCCGCATACGCACGCACATGCATGGGAAAGTGCCAGGGATGCCGCACATGCCGCACATCGTTGATTTCATTGGGTTATTTGCCGCACACGGCACCGCACAGGCATCGCACATGCCGCACAAATTCGGGTAAGTTGGGGCGCGCATCACTTCGGCTCCCCCGATCGGTAGACCTTGAGCGCATCCCGGAAGACGCGGATACGCTCGCCCAAGAACGCGGCCTCGTGCTCACCGGGTGGCAGTTCCCAGCCGCCGGGCAGGTAGGTGATCGCGTGCGGGCCCTTCGTGCCGGTGTCCAGGTCATAGCGCTTGCGCAACGTCTCCGCGCCGTGTTTGCGCATCAAGGCGTTCGCGAAACGCGGCAGGTTGAGTGCGCGAAGGCCCGAGCGGTGGCACCACGCCCCGTACAGGTCGAACAGGTCGGTGGCGAGCGCCGGCGTCAGCAGCTTTGGCGCCTTGAGGCCGGGGAAGCCCTCGATGTCGCCTGCCTCGAAGGCCTGCACGAAGCGGCTCGGGCTGTCCTTGCTCAGGTCGATGAGCTCGCGCTTCGCGTCGGTCATCGGCGGCAGCGTGCCCTCGGTGAAGTCGCCGAGATCCAGATGCAGCAGGTAGTCGTGCAGCGCCGCGGCGCCGCCGTTGGCAAGCTCGGCCAGGACGTCGCGATAGAACTCCGGGCTGAGCTTCTCGGGCGTCCAGATGACCGCATGCCGGCGGTCGTCGTCCTCCAGCACTACCGGCATGGCCTCATTGCTGAGGAAAACCATGTTGACGTGGTTGCGCTCGTCGTAGGCAGCCATGTTCTTCGGGTTGATGCGAATCCACTCGCCCGTGATGAAGGCCTTGAGCTTGTTCTTGACGTGGTACAGGTCCGAGCGCGCGACGACCTCGTCGGCGATCAGGAACAGCTTGCGGCTGGCCCAGTCGTTGAACTTGTCCTCGATCGCGCTCTGGTCGATCACGCGGCCGTATCGGCCGTAAATCGCCATGAGCGCCTCGAAGAACATGTTTTTGCCGGTGCCCTGCGGCCCGTGAATCACCAGCGTGGTCTTCATCTTCGCGCCTGGGTGCTGGATCGGGTAGGCGATCCAGCGCAGCACCCACTGGTAGAGCGCCTCCGGCCGGCTGTCGCCCGCGCACATGTGCCGCAGCAGGTCGAGCAGGTGCTCGCACTTTCCCGCCTTCGGCGTGGTCGGCCAGCCCGCCCACAGATTGCAATGGATGCTGGGGTCGGTGCACGCGGGATCAAATCCGACCTCGGTGACCCGGACCATCTGTTTCTCCGGGTGCTCGGCCCACGCGCGATGCAGGTCGCGGCTGAGGCAGGCATCGCGCATGTCGCCCAGTGCGACGAGGACGTGCTCCTGGTGGTCGAAGACTGTGCCGCCCTGGCCGTACACCAGCGCGTAGCGCTCAAGCAGTTCGTCGAGAGAATCGATCGGGCGCAAGGGCGCGAGCGCTGGCTTGTCGCCGTCGACCCCGCCCCCCTTGCCCTGCTGTGCACGCGCCGCGCCCGGCTGCGCGCGCCAGCCCAACGCCGAGATGCGGGCCTCGACCTGGGCGCGCACGACGTGCAAGCCTTCGGCCAAGTGCAGGTCGTTGAAGTCGTTGAGCTTCTCGCCCTTCTCCAGCCACGCGAAGCGCCGTTCCTCCGGCTCGGCAAACGCCGGCACCATCCATCCACCGCCTACCGACATGGCGGTGAGGCTCGCAGCCGATACACCGGCGTTCGTCGCCTTGTGCGGCTGCCCGCAGTGCGGGCACGTCGGGCCGTCTGCCACCCACACGTGCACGCGGCACCCCGTGTTCTGGCACTTCTGCGTGTTGTCGTCGTCGGCGCAGATGAGCAGCTTCGCGAGCTTGTAGCGCTTGCGCAGCTCGGCGGCCACCGGCTGCAGGTTGCCGGCGTCGAAGGCCACCGCGACGGGCAGGCCTGTCGCTTCGTGCAGGCTGGCCGCGGTGGCGTAGCCCTCGGCCACCAGCATGATCGGGCCGCCCATGCCCAGCAGGTGGAAGTGGCCCTTCTTCACCAGACCGGACGGCCAGAATTCCTTCTCGAGCCGCGCGCCCTTCTGCGCCCGGCCCCGAATGATCTGCAGCCCATGCACGCGGCCGGCTGTGTCGAGCATCGGCACCACCATGGCGCCCTGCGGGCTGAAGCGCACGCCATGTGCACCGATGCCCTTGCGCTGCAGGTAGTCGCTCTCGCCTTGCTCGGCGCACTTGCGCCACGCGGCGGTGGCGCGCGCCGCGGCGCGGTCGGCGTCGGCCTGGCGCGCCTGTTCGGCACGGCGCTTGTCCTCGGCGAGGCGCTGGCGCAGGCTCTCGCGCTGCTCGCGGCTGAGCTCGGTGCGGCGCAGCTCGACCTTCGTCGCGTTGTTCTCCGCGCCGCGCCATACGCCATAGCTGCCGACGATCACGTCGTCGCCGCTGTCCATGCGGATCTCGTGGAGCAGGTACCAGCCCCGCTTCTCGCGATCGCCCTCGACGCGGCAGCGCCGCAACCGCCCGATGTCGAGGCTGTCCACCTGCAAGCCAGCAGCCTGGAGCTGCTGCAGCACGTCGTCGTAGTTCGAGGCCATCAGTAAGTTCGCGCCTCGCTAACTACACGCCGCACGAGGTTCGAATTACCCTCATCGCATAGAGCCAGGGAGGACCCACGATTCGGTTGAGGCAATGCGCCGAGCAGGTGCAGCGCTGTTACTGACAGCACGCGCCGAAACGCGCGCGTCATCTGCTCGCATGGGGGGGTGGGGCTGCTCACCTGTCCGCTCCCGGGTCACGCATGCGTGCGCGCAGCATGGCGAGCGTGTGGCCAGTGAGGGCGAGCAGCTCCTGCCCCATGTGGTCGGCCCTGCGCATCTGATTGCGAGACACCTCGCCGTCGCCAAGTAGCAGCGCATCAGCCACCGAGCGGCAGAAGTCAGCATGCGCCACCTGCAGGCGTGTGAAGGTATCGACCGGATCACCGCCCGCCTGGTCAGGCGTGGCGCGTGTGCACGTATGGCCCAGCGCCTCGGCCATCGCATGCAGCACCGAGTAGTTGCCACTGAACACCTGCATGTCGATCAGCTCGCGGGGGTTGGGCTGATGCGTGTTGGTGTTCGGGTTGGCCTTGTGGGTGAGCGTGTTCGGGCTCATGCCCATGCGCGCAGCCAGCGCGGTCACGCCGCCAGGGTAGCCGTGCACCGTGTTGTAGACGGCGTCGAGGATGTCCTGCCCGACCACG